GGTCTAATACAACACCAGAACTCATTAAAGGAATGTAAGGACAATAGAATGCCGGAGCATCTGCCTCACTTGAACCTTTGTAACCAACAAGTACTGAAGTGTTATCAGCCGCGTAAGCGTCAACGTATACTCTCATTGCACCGTTTAATGTACCAACAAATTTTGTGTTAGTTGGTGACTCGAAAGTACCTTCAGTTGATCTTGCGAACGCTGAAGTTGTTGCAGATTGAAGAATAGTTAAAGCAGTTGGAGATACTACTGCGTAGTTTCCAGCGCCTCTTCTTGTTCTTGTTGCGATTTGGTTAGCAACTCTGTTGATTAACACAGCCAAAGCCGCGTGTTCATCACCAACGAATGTTGCAGTACCAGATACAGCAGATTGGTCAAAAGACTCAGAAGCCGAACCGGCTAATGTTCTTAAAGAACCAATGATCTCTTGGTCGATCTCAGCAGTAATCTCTTGAGCAAGTGCCGCCATGATTTCTGCTTCTACATCAATCCCTTGCTGTGCTTGAGCATCTTGAGCCGCTTCAAAAGTCCATCTAGCACTTAATTTTCTAGATTTCGCTTCAACCGGTTGTTTCAAGATTTGGATTGATAATCTCTTACCAGGTGTACCCTCTAAAGATGCTGTTGAAGCCGCTTTAGGTGTAGAGTTGTTCTGGTTACCAGAGTATGCTTTCGCAATTTTGAATGGAGATAATGCTTCTTCACCAGCAGTTGTGTTCGAACTTACTGTGTCTGCATATCTTATTCTTAATGTGTGGATTTGTCCTACAGGACCAGTCATTGGTTGTACACCTACGATCTCGTTAGCGATCACAGTTGGCATAACCCTTCTGATTACTGGTAGAATAACCCTGTTTAGCGTAGCAACGTTACCAGCCGATGTAGCACCTGCTGTTGCTTGTTCAGACAAGTACTTTTTAGTGTTTTCTAACACTACGTCCATTGTCTTTTTCTTGTTGCCTGCTAAACCTTCAGTTAATGCGGCTTTAGTTTCGCCCCATTTAGATTCAAATATTTCTGACATTTGATCTTTCCCCTTTAGTTTAGTTGTTTACTTTTTGTAACCCCGCTAAAACACGGATGTTACTTAAATCAGCATCGTCCCTTTGTGATCTGATCGCCTTGTCACCACTTGCTTCAGAGATCACTCTCTTTGCAGTTGAAACAGGTGCGTCTTCCATCACAGCCGGAAGATACTTGTCGTAAGCAGATTTTAATTTGTCAGTCTGAGTAGACTCTAATAACTGACTCATAACCTCTGCCTTCTCTTTGCTCAATGGTTTGAGCATCTCAGCCATCGTCGCCTTACGTTCCATCAAATCGTTTTGACGCTTCATTTCAGCATCCTTAGATTCAATCACCGTTTTCGCCTCATCGATGGATTTCTCAGCATCTTTAAGTTTCAAAGTCTGCTCATCAACCATTTTTAATAGTTTAGCAGTCTCAGATTTCTCATTTAAGTAAGAATTCTGATACTCTGAAGCAAACGCCTCGAAAATCTTTTTACCAAAGTTAATCTCTCTAGCAGATGAGATGTCTTCTTTAAGAGCGGCAATTTCTTCACCTAACTTCTTAGTCACAGCAGACTCAACTACTTTAGCAGATTTCTTAATGAAAGTTTCTTTCAATTTAGCCAATTGGCCTTTTGCTTCTTTCACTAATTTAACTTTAGTTTCTACAACAGATTTTTTATCTTCGTGGAACTCTTTGATTTCTTTAGCAAGAGCGTTCACAACGAACTCCTCTAACTTAGAAAAGTTCTCACCAACAGATTTTCTATCTGAATGTAGTTCTTTCATCTCGTTTGTAAGTTTGCTTAACACAAACTCTTCAAGTTTTTTAGAATGAGCACCTACGTTTTCTTTGTAAGCGATCTTCTCTTGTGCAAGTTGCTTTCTGTCTTCGATGAATTTGCCAATTTCCTCAGATAACTTTTCAGTCATCATGTTGTCAATCGCTTCGACCATGTTTCCTTTGTCGTGCTCGTATCTTTTAGCAAACTCTTCTCTTAACTCAGCAGTCACTTGCTCTCTGTTTTCTTTTACTTTTGAATCCCACGCTTCTTCGATAGATTTTTTTGTGTCTTCTCCGATCACGCCCGATTCAACTAGTTTTGATATTGCGTCGAACATTTTATTTCAACCCCTTTATTATGTTTGTTAATGCCTCATCGAGGAACTTTTGTGCCTTTTTATCATTCCTAACTTCTGCCGCCAAACCCTTAGCCGCGTGTCCACCTTTTGTATTCATAAGATGTTCGTAAATTGGCGTTGGGTAGGCACCTGGTGCCGAAGGTTGGGCCACAACATCAACTGTTATAATCTCAAAGTCTGAAACCTCGCCCCCACCGTATTCTGATACGTTACCAGAACCTCGGCTTGACACGCCTAGTTTCACACCAGATTCCAACATTGTTTTGACAAGTTGACCCATTGGTGTTGGCAAAATTTTCATTTTGCCGTATCCATTCGGACCGTCCATCCACATTTCAGTAATCATGTGTGAAACACGGTCCAAATTAATTTTTAAATCGTCTGGATGATCTACTTCTCCTAGAACTGAATAACCCGAACCAATCTGATCATTGAGTGTCTTTACTGCTGTCTGTATCTCGTTGACAGGATACACTCTCTGATTGGCATTCTTAATGCCTCCCTGAATACAGATCCCTTTCATGTACAAATCCTTGCCGTCTTTGCCCTCGTGCAATACCTGTACTCTGGCCTGATCAAAGGTTAAATGTTCTCTAAGATATAATGACATCCTGACTCTCCTTAATCAACAATTACTTTGAAGCAACTGGTGATTTTGCTGATTTGTCTGAATGATCTGCCGTGTCAGCCTTGCCTTGCTTCTTGTATGAAGTAGACTTGTCTTTACCCGGAGTATTCTCAAAGTCCGCCATTTTCTGTGCAGTTGGAGCCGGTCTTCCTTTTTCTTCTGCTCCGCCTTTTGCGATTTCTTTCGCGTTCGCACTGTTTACTGGCTTGTTATCTGAGGCTACTGGAGATCCTTTTGCATCCGAATGATCTGCATTGTCCGCCGACTTCTGGATTTTGTATTCATCCATTTTTTCTTTTTTCTTCATGTCGTGCTTTGCTTCCATTGGTTGCACCATTTTTTCTTTTTTCTTCATGTCGTGCTTTGCTTCCATTGGTTGCATTTCGTCAGCAATTGGCTCTTCAATTGGTGCTTCCATTGACTCATCTTTGTCCATGTCGTCACCGTCTTTGCCGGCCATCATTTTTTCGAATTCTGCTTTAAGTTCATCTAAAGCGTCTTCTAAGTCAGCAACTCTTTCTTCTGTGTCTTCGTGATCGTGATCTGCATCGGCCTGTCCATCTTTGTCCATGTCCATACCCATATCATCAGCGGCTTTATCGCCTTCACCTTCTTCTTCAGCAGAAATGTCTTTAACTAACTCGTCAGTAGCGTCTCCGCCAACTTCTTCGATTGCTTCTTCTTCAGTTTTTTCTGCTTCGTCAGTTTTTTCTTCTGTTGCTTCTTCTTTAGAAGTCTCTTCGATTTCAACTTCTTCGCCTTCATCAGTTTCAGTTTCTTCAACTTTATCTTCTGCAGTCTCTTCAACTTTATCTTCTGAAGTTTCTTCTTTTGATTCTACTGCTGTTTCGTCAGTAGTTTCTGCTAGACCTTCGTAGATGTCTCTTGACTTCTCTACTACGATTTCATGAAATAACGATTCCGCTTTTTCAGTCTCTTCGTTTACTAGCAAATCTAATAATTGTTCAAATTTATTTGACATATTACACGTGCTCCTTTATTTGGCAAGTTTGTTACTTATAAGTGTTGTATTTAAGGAAAGAACGCAGAAATGGCCTAATTTACGGCTATTTTTTAGTGTTTTCTTTGGTTATACTATGTATCTTACAGAATTCTTCGTAATCTATGTGTTTAAAGTTTTCAGAGAACTCCAAGTCGTGTGGTTTAAACCATCCTTTTGGAATCACCCTGAAGAATTTTGGCTTAGGAAAATCGGAGAAAACCCTTTTTGTTTGGTTCATCCAGTTGCCGTAAAAAGTCGCTTCGTCCTGGCTTTTTTTGTAGTTTCTAGTGTCTTTGAAAATATTATTAAACTTGTATTGCTTGTGTCTTTCATTCACAGAGTGTCCTTGATAATCAAAACCTAGGATATATATTTCATCAAATCCCTTTTCTGCCGCCATTCTCAATGCTGTTGGCCCGCTTGACCATCCCAGACTAGGTTGGAACCAACGCACATGATCCCTGATATTCGCTTTTTTCTCGTATTGAGCGTTGTAATTTGACCAAACTTGATTTCTTTCTTGGTATCCTGTCTCACATATCTCAAAAATCATTTTAGGGTCTACTGCGATCAAGTAGTCTGGTGTGTCTGTTCTATACACACCGTTGCAGGCAAACACCGTGCCTCTCTCTTTTAGTTCTGTGATTTTTAAACCTCTGCGAGATTCTCCGTTGCCTAGTACAAATGCTGTTTTCATTAATAGTAAATCCAGTCGATGCTTTGTTCTTGACCTTGTACCATCTGTGACAGTTGCTCATATGTGCCACATCTGACGTTACGCGGTGCTTTACTAAAGTATAATTTATATCGAGTGTTGTAGTCAAGATTAATTTTGCTGTTGAACATGTAAAAATCTGTTTCAGGAAATCTCTTGAAAGTCTGTGTCAGGTGGAAAAGCCATTCGTATATGAGATAACTTTTTTGTTTTGCTCTGGATGGATAATTGATGCTGTTCTTGTAGACATTGTTTTGCCAGTTTTCTAGATCATTTTTGTCAGGATCGATCTTTCCTATCATGTCAAATCCAAGCATCACAATTTTATTGTATCCTTGCAAGGCGGCATGTAAGACAGCAGTGCAACCTGATCCCTTTGTTTTTCTAAAATCCTTTACTCTTTTTTTCATTGCTGTTTTTTTACCACGACTGTAAGTGTCGTAATAGGTCATCCCCTGGGGTTTTTCCTTTTTTAAATTCTCTCCATTGATTGTGTAGTTCCAATTTTCTATGTCGCCGACGCCCAGCAAATTGAAACGATAGTTGTTTTCCTGTTTCATTTGGTGTATTTCCATGTACATTGGATAATTTACAGCCATGATGTTGTCGCATAGGTAAGGATGATCTCTGTAAATTGCATTGCAACCATATATAATGCCTTTGCACT